GCACACTACTTATCTTTAGCCACATTTGTGCCATATTTAATAATCTTTTTAACACCTGGACCTTCTATGTTAAGCGTAGCAAAATGCTGCCATTGCTGTTTCATTATGTTTAATTCTAAAACTAAACTTGCCCATTGTTTTTGTGTTATGTTTTTACTTGTTATGGTTACTGTTTTCATTGTCTCCTTTCTTTAGAATCATTCTAAGTTAGTGAGGTGCTTCCTAGTCTCCCAGTAAGCACCCACTCGCGCGTTATCCATTATGGATTCCATTACTCCTGCTTGTAAGTTGTTGATTGAAGGAATGTCCGTCTTGGGTCTTTTTTTAAGACTACCCTCCAGGCAGAAGAACTATTCTGTTTACCAATTAATTGGCTTTGTTGTAATTCTATTTTACCTATTTCATTCAGGCCACCTCGGTCGTTCTCCATATAAATAAAACAATCTGATATGGATGTACCTTTATTACCGTTAGTGAATTTGTCTAGAACTTGTTGAAGATCTCTCAATCTTAGACTCATTTATCCTCCTTGATATAACTCTGATTAATTCATACCACTTACGGCCCCACATCTCTCTTACTTCACCACTGGTCTTCCAATAAGTATTGGCTATATTATCCAATCTTCTTTGGTCTCGTTTTATAATACTCATCTACCCTCCTTAAAAAGTTATGCATATGTTTTTGAAACTCCAAGCCTTCGATAACAAATTCTTGATAATAATTATCTTTGCTACACATCATAATCACACCTTTTGTAATTTTTGTGTTGAACAACATATTATGTGCCATTGCATAAGCTGCTAGTTGAAGACAATAATCTCCAATCCACTCCTTACGCTTTGGTTTGTTAGTTTGCTTGAAGTCTATGATTGCGTCTTGGCCTTTGTGTATACCTACTAAATCTGTTTGGCCTGCGTATAATCCTGGGTAGTACAAAGTACATTCTGTGCCGTAATATTCTGTAACATTAGATAACCCATTTTGAATAACTTGTACTGCCATATTGTGTGCTTGTTTACCTACATTGGTTTCATCTAAATAACCTTGCTCCAAGATATACATCTCTAAAATCTTATGCATTGCTGTGCCTCTCG